TTTTATCGCCTCCTCACACGATTATTGTAACAGTTCTTGAACAAAAAGTCAATAAGTTTTATAAAAAAGTTCATTTTTTTTGAACAAAAGTATTGACAAGTGGTGAAGAACATGGTATTATATAATTGTTCAAAGTTACTGAACAAAAAATAGAAAGGGGGTAAATAAATATGTCATTTAAGTACGCAAAGTTGTCGGGAAGAATTAAAGAAAAGTTCAAGACGCAAGAAAGATTTGCGGAGGCGATGAATATGTCACCACGCAGTATATCATTAAAATTAAACAACAAAAGAGAATGGAAACAAAACGAAATTGATAAAGCTTGTGAACTGTTGGAAATTCAAACTTCCGAAATTGGTGAATTTTTTTTTGCCAACATTGTTCAAAGCTCTGAACAAAAATCAGCGTAAATGAAAGGGAGTGTTGAGCAATGGATATATGGGACTTTTTGATGAGTCACCCGTTGGTGGTAACGATTGTAGTTTCCATTATCTCAAGTGCAGTATTTTGTGTATTGTTTAACTGGTTGTTAAGTGCTGTCTTTCCCCAAATATAGCCGATAAGTGTTGCAATAGCAGTTTATAACACAAATAACTGGAAAAGTACAGAAGTATCAATAGGTTTAATCATATCTTGTATCTTTGAAAGTGATGGATATTGTGTTGAAAGTTGGTTTCATATCTGCAAGAACAAAAAAACGGCGTAAATGAAAGGGGGCGAGAAAATGAGTGAAGAAAAGATAAAAACGATTGCTGAAATGCTTTCGGGGTTAAAACGTTATGAGTGGTCGAGATTAAAAATCGCTATCGAACGTATGTATGATTCGGCATCTTGTAAATTGTCTTTGGGAGATGCCGAATCTATACAAAAAAATATCGCATTAGAAATGAAAGATATTAGTCATCTATAATTTGTATCATAGATGGGTGTAAGCGATAGTCGTGACCTTGATATTGAACGTGTATGTATCCGTATTTAAAACATTCGGCAACGGTAGAGCCTTCAAGAAATGTTAAGTTTTCCGTGAAATACGTTACAGGTTTTTGACAGTCGGCTACTGTGCCAGTTTCGGTTATGTCAGTCCAATTACCAAGCAGATTTGCGTAAATTCTCATATAATCACCTCCTTTGAGGTTGATTATAGCACAAATAGCAAGGAAATACAATCAGCGTAAATGAAAGTAGGTGAGAGAATGAACATTTATAAAGCGGCGAAGAAAGCAAGAAAACGTAAACGTTTTATAGCACGAAAAAAATACATAAGAACGGTGTTAGCCGGTGTAAAGATAAAACCTACAGACAGTGCAGAATGTTGTATAGTTTTCAAGAACAACAAGCCCTCTGCAAGTCGTTGGAATCCGTCCGCAGAGGATTTAGCCGCAAAAGATTGGATTATAGTAGATTAGAAGATAGAAAGTAGGTGATTAAAATGGCTTTAGAGAAACCATCATATAGAGATAATCTCGAAAGAATTAAGGAATTTTTTCCGACTAAAGAGTTATTAAAAGTTAAAGACGTTCAAAACTTCTGCGGTTTGAACAGAAAAACGGTAGAAAGACTGTTCAATTTTAAAGACGGATATATCTCGGTTGCAAAATTGGCACGAGAGATGTCGTAACAATTAAATCTCACAGGCAGACAAGGGCTGTCCGCGTGTTATCCGTAAAATAGTTAGACTTTCCCTAAGAGTTTTAATCCTTTTGCGGACGGCTCCTGTGTGCCTGTGAGGAAGTAAAGAGAGGTAAACAAATGAACACAATAGGAATTGCGCTGATTAGTTTCGGTGTGGGACTGATAATCAGCTTAAAGCTGATGAAAGAGGACGAGAAGAAACGAAAGCGGGGTAAAAGAGATGTTTAAGTTAATAAGAGAAATTCGCCGAAATATGTCAGTTATGAATATAGACGGTATAAGAATTTTAGCAGAAGTGGCAAGAGATATTGTATGTAATAAAAAATATCGTAAGGCGGATGGTGAATTAACACCGGAGCAGTTCGACAGACAGGTTAAGCAAGTTTTGGACATCGTAAAAAGAAACGAGGTGTGCAATGTCTGAAAAAATTAAGTATGCTATATCGGTTGTTGTATTTAGTGCGATACTGATTATGACAGAATTTATAATGATGAATATGATTGGGAGGTGAAAGAGAATGAATAACTATTACATTACATTCGGCAGTGAGGGACAGCCATTTAAGGGTGGCTGGATAATCATCGAGGCGGAAACAATAGAGCAAGCGTGCAAGATTTTCAGAGCAATGTATCAATACAAGGAAACTGGCGATACACTATTAAAATTCTGTTCGATATACACAGAAGAAACCTTTAAGCAAACAGAAATGTACAAAAGCAATGATAATCTTGGAGCAGGTTGTCACTGCAAAATCAGCATAAAAAAAGAGACCGTATGAGGTGCAACTCGAAACGGTCAAAACTTAAATACAGATTTAATTATCTGTGTTTGTATTTTAACACATAGAAAGGAAAATGTCAAATGAACATATACGAAATAGACAATGCAATGTTTTCTTTAATTGACGAAGAAACAGGCGAAATAAAGGATTATGAGGCATTTGAAGAACTACAAATGCAAAAGGAAGAAAAAATCGAAAATACAGCGTTATGGTATAAAAATCTTGTAGCCGAGAGCAAAGCTATAAGAGAAGAAGAAAAAGCACTTGCGGAACGTCGTAAGTCGTTGGAAAACAAGGCTGAACAATTAAAGGACTATGTAAACCAAGCATTGCAAGGCAATAAGTTCAGTACATCAAAAGTGGCGATAAGCTACAGAAAATCAACAGCAGTAGAAGTTGATGACGAATTTATCGACTATGCAATAAAGAGTAACAGTGACTTACTGACATATAAGCAACCGGAGCCAAACAAAGCGGTCATTAAGGGAATGTTGCAGGGCGGTTTTGATATTCCGCATGCAGAGTTAGTCGAAAGAAATAATATGAGCATAAAATAAGGAGTGATACATATGGGAATACCGGTTTTAATTATGGGTGAAAGCGGTAGCGGAAAAAGTGCAAGCCTAAGAAATTTTAATGAAGATGATTTGGTAATATTTAATGTGGCAAGTAAGCCACTTCCGTTCCGCAAGAAGTTAAATTCAATCAAAAAGGCTACATACAACGTTATTGCCAAAGAATTAAGTAAAAAGCAGTATAAGCGATACGTTATAGACGACAGTCAATATCTGTTGGCGTTCGATTCGTTTAATCGTGCAAAAGAAACAGGCTATGCGAAGTTTACCGATATGGCGGTACGTTTTCAGAAGATGATTACATTTATTATTGAGGGATTGCCCGATGATACAATCGTATATTTTTTGCACCATTGCGAGCAGACCGAAAACGGTAAAATTAAAGCGAAAACAATCGGTAAAATGTTGGACAATCAGTTGACCGTTGAGGGACTGTTTTCAATCGTTTTGCTATGTCAAGCTGACGGTCAAAGTCATAGTTTCATAACGCAATCAGACGGACATACAACGTGTAAGTCGCCTATGGATATGTTTGATTTAGAGATTGATAACGATTTGAAAGCAGTTGACGAAAGAATAAGAGAATATTACGGACTGAATGAGGAGGATAAGAATAATGAATAAGATACAAGGATATGACGAGGCGCAAGCATACACAGGTGAGAGCAGAGCATTGCCGGCAGGCAAATATATCTGCGAAATCAAGGGTGCAAAAGAGGTTGAAACCAAAAACGGTAAGAAACAGTTGGTATTGCAACTGGATATTGCAGAGGGCGAATACAAGGATTTTTATAGCGACCAATTTTCAAAAACTATTAAAGAAAAGGGAACGGCGGCAAAGTGGAACAACGGAGGACTTTTCAGACAAGGATACGAGGGTAAACAATTACCGTTTTTTAAAGGTATGATTACTTGTATTGAAGAAAGTAATGAGGGCTATGAATGGAATTGGGACGAAAAAACGCTTAAGGGTAAGAAAATAGGTGTATTGTTTGGACGTGAACAATACCTGATGAACGGTCAAAAAAAATGGGCGACTAAGGCAAGAGCGGTAAGAAGTATCAAAGGATTGGAAATGTCCGAAATTCCACAGGATAAACTGCTTGACGGAAGTGCATCGGGATTTGATACAAGCGGATTTGATGATGAGAACGAATCGGAAGAAGATTTGCCGTTTTAATATAGGTTAAGGAATGGGTGCTATGGAGAATGAAAACAGAATAACGATACCCGATTTCAGTAAAGACGATTTTTTAATATCATCAAAACCGTTTCAATGGATAATAGACCAAGCTGACGGCAACGAGTTCATCAAAGGTCAGCTTGTGGCGCAAATGGCAGAAAAGGCAAAGAAATTAAAAGTATCTAATTTCCGAACACAATTTTCAAACTACGTCAGAGCGCAAAAGGGTCAAAGCATTGTTTACGGCAACGTAATGGAGTTCAGTGGCACTGCAATAATGTGGGATACAGGCGAATGGATAGCAACTGATGACGGAGTGTATAGGTTTAAAGGACAGTTCAGCGAAAAAGTGACGGCGTGTCCACACCCGATATTTATGATAACAAGATATTCAAATGTAGATACTGATGTTGAAAGTGTGCAACTTGTTTACGGCAGACCGGGACGAAATTACAAAACTAAAATCGTTCCACGTTCTGACCTTGCAAGTGCGAACAAAATCGTAAAATTAGCTGAATACGGTGTCGGTGTAACATCGGAAAACGCAAAGGCACTTGTACAGTTTTTAAGTGATTTTGAAAGTATAAATTACGACAAAATAATCGAAAAGAAATCGTGCGATCATATGGGTTGGGTAGGCAGAGGATTTAAAGAATTTGCACCGTATATATCAGATTTGGAGTTTGAGGGACAGGATAGTTTCAGACAGTTATTTAATTCGGTAAGAGAGGTCGGCAGTTATGAAAAATGGCTTAAAACAATCAGAGATTACCGCAAAAACGGTAATATAGTTGTTCGCATGGTTATGGCGGCGAGTTTTGCGAGTGTACTGTTAAAACCGCTTGGAGCATTGCCGTTCTTCGTTCACCTATGGGGCGATACAGAAACGGGTAAATCGGTTGCGCTACTTGCGGCAGTGTCTGTATGGGCTGAGCCGGTTATCGGTAAATATGCCTATACATTCAATTCTACTGATGTAGGTAATGAATTATATGCGGCGTGTTTAAATTCACTGCCGTTATGTATGGACGAATTGCAGATACTGAATAAACGTTCGGATTTTGATGATATAATATATCGTCTGTGCGAGGGTACAGGACGTTTACGCGGTAAAAAAGACGGTGGTATACAAAACATTAAGACGTGGCGAAATTGTATTATAACCACAGGCGAACGCCCGATAACATCAATGTCATCGGGTGGCGGTGCAGTCAATCGTGTTATTGAAATCGAATGTAACGGCGGTAAGTTCTTCAAAAATCCACGAGAATTTTGCAGAACAATACAATCAAATTACGGTCACGCCGGTAAAGAATTTGTTGATAATTTAACCGGAAATATCGCCGAAGCACGAGCATTGCACGAAAAATACATTAAACTGTTGGAAGATAATACAGAGGCAACGGACAAACAAATTGCGTCAGCGGCGGCATTATTAACCGCTGATGAACTGTCTGAACGTTGGATATTTAATGACGGTGTACGAATCAGTATAGATGATATTAAACCATATTTGCAGACCAAGGATATGTTGAACGTCAACAGACGTGCGTATGATTATCTGCGTGAAGAAATTATCGCAAATCATAGCAATTTCACATCAAACGGCAATGAGTGTTGGGGAATAGAACAGGACGGCAATATATACATATTGAAAAATCGGTTTAATTCGATAATTACTGACGGTGGATTTAATCCGCAGTCAACACTTTCATGGATGATTCGTAACCATAAAATTGCACGTCACGAAAACGGCAGACGTGATATATCCAAGCGAATTAATGGAGCAAAAGCACATTGTATCTGTATCTATGTAGACGATATAGACGACTATGAGGACATTGAAAATGATGAAGATTTACCATTTTAATATAAAAAAGTGTCCCCAAGTCCCCAACGTCCTCAACAAAACTATAATGTATATATAGTAATATTTATTTGATTAGTTATAAAAAATCAAAAAATATTGTTCTATATAGAGTAATAAAAAAAGTGTGGACATTGGGGACACATACCAATAAATCGCATAGGTATCGTATTCGGTAGCCCCCAATTCAAAAAAGCAGTTTGGGGGCGTGGGGGCGCATATATAAGGAGTTAAACAATGAAATTATTTGATTATCAAGAAAAAGCACTCGCATTGACGAGTGATAAAGATAATTCGGCATTTTACTATGATATGGGATTAGGTAAGACGTTTATAGGCAGTGAACGATTACGATTATACGGTGAACGCGTGAATATAATTGTGTGTCAGAAGTCTAAAATCAAAGACTGGTGTGAGCATTTCAAAGAACATTATACGGATTATGCAGTATTTGATTTGACGAACAAAAAGGATATGCAGGCATTTATGATATATCCGATATACAAATGTATCGGTATCATAAATTATGAATTGGCTTACAGACGTGAAGAACTAAGGCAACTAAAGGATTTCACTATGATGTTAGATGAAAGTTCAATGATAAAAAATGAAACTGCAAAACGTACGAAGTTCATATTATCGTTGAAACCGTCACACACAATATTGTTATCCGGTACACCGACAGACGGCAAGTATGAGTTCCTGTATTCGCAGTTACGATTGTTAGGTTGGAAGATTACAAAAACAGCATATTATAACCGATACATAAAAACGGAATTGCGAAGTTACGGCGGTCCAATGTTCAGAGTAGTTACAGGATACAAGAATGTAAGCGAATTAAAGGCAAAACTAAAGGAATACGGAGCGGTATTCGCTAAGGCGGAAGAAGTTATTAAGTTACCTGAAAAGAAGTTTATCAAGGAATATTCGACTGTTTCATCAGACTATAAAAAGTTTATGAAAGACCGAGTAATCAAGATAGACGATAAGGAATTGACAGGCGACAGTACATTGTCAAAAAGACTGTATGCAAGAATGTTATGCAGTGCATATAGCAAAGACAAAATATCGCGATTAATTGATTTAGTTAATTCTACATCTGACAGGGTTATTATATTCTACAATTTCAATACCGAACTTGAAGCATTAAGAAAAGTGCTGTTTGATAGACCGATAAGCATAGTAAACGGACAGATCAAGAACCTAAAGGCATACGAAAATAACGATAATTCAGTTACATTGATACAATATCAAGCCGGAGCTATGGGATTAAATTTGCAAAAGGCGAACAGAATTATATATTTTTCTCTGCCGGAACGTTCGGAACTGTTTGAGCAATCAAAAGCGAGAATATGCCGTATCGGTCAAGAAAAACAATGCTATTATCACATAATGATGTGCCATAAGAGCGTTGAAGAAAAGATATATGAGTGTCTGTTAATGCGAAAAGATTATACAGACGAATTATTCAGAAAGGAATTTGGCTGATGGCAGAGGAAAAGAATTTTGAAAATCGAGTTAAGCAATGGCTTAGAAGTAAAGGCTGTTATGTGGTTAAATATTATGGTTGCGGAGGTACAAGAGCGGGCGTCCCTGATTTGCTTGTATGTGCGAATGGTAGATTTGTCGGTGTTGAAATTAAAGCTGAACACGGTAAGTTGGCACCGTTGCAACGCAGTCATTTAGATAAAATATTAACTTCCGGCGGGGCGGTCACAGTCCTTAGACCGTCTGAATTTGACGGATTTAAAAAGTTCATTGAGGAAGTGCTGAATAATGATTGATAAAGCTACAAGAAATAGGCTCAAAGCTAAGGCAAACGAATTGTCGGATATATGTGTAACCGATGGCGAAAAGTTTGCAAAATGCTATGACGATATGTATAACAGTGGTGAATTTAATTGCGGGGAATGTTTCATCATAGCACGATTAGTTGATTTATATACTGCAATAAAACAGGGTATTATTGATAAAACTGACGGTGCTAAACAACAAAGTGAAATATTTAAGGTGATTGAATTGGAGGAATAGAGTAATGAGAACAGAACAATTTGAAGAAGTTATAAACAACCGCATAGAAACGTGTAAAAGCGTTCTATGCAGTAAAGCAGAAGAATACGCAACCGATGATAGATTACATAATTTCAAAGTGGCAGGCGAATTGCAGAAATGCACAGCGGTTAAAGCGTTAGGCGGTATGATGGCAAAGCATACTGTCAGCGTGTATGATTTGATTGACGATTACGAACAGGGCAAGGCAATATCAAAAGAAATGTGGGCTGAAAAGATAGGTGACAGTATAAATTATCTGCTGTTACTTACGGCGCTGTTGGAGGAAGATAAAAATTTTGAGCCGATGAAAAGAGAAATGACATACGAACAAACAATAGAGGTTATTACAAATGCTATACAAAAAGACGAAATGACTGTCGAACGAGATATGGCATTGGCTATTGTACAAAAAACATTAAAAAAACAAATTCCCAAAAAAATAGAATTCGACGGCAATCAACTCATTTGTCCTAATTGCGGCAATGGTACAGATATATTATTTGGCGATAAATATTGCGTTGAATGCGGACAGCATTTAGATTGGAGTTGGGCGATTCAATGAGCAAAAAGTATAAGGGATTTAAGGGTAGCGGCTACAACAAAAAGTCGCTACCGTAAAACGTTGCTGAAAATTATAAAAAAGGCAATGGCGAGCAAGTTGGAAATTGATTGTAAGTATTGAGGAGGATGCATAATGCGAGAGATACTATTCAGAGGTAAACGTATAGACAATGGAGAATGGATAACGGGCGGTATATTTCAGCAAAAAGCTGATGATGTAAAAGATGAAGTAGTGTATATAATTGATAATTCATCAAATGATGTTGACTGGGCACATAGGGTTATACCTGAAACAGTAGGACAATTTACAGGAGTTACCGACAAAAAAGGAAACCGAGTCTTTGAGGGAAGTATATTCCGATATGAACCGCATTTCACAACGGAGAAAGCGTGTTTAGGAATAGTTAAATACAGAAATACATACGACAGACAACGTGCGTGTAATGACTGTGGTTTTGTCATAGAGTGGCAACATGAGCCGTTATTGACGCTACGAGAAGATTTATTATACTGGTGCGGTGACGGGAAATCAGCCAGTGTTATAGGCAATATACACGATATGAATGATAATCCCGAATTGTTTGAGGAATAAAAAATGAAAGAATGGAAAGTCAAAAAGAATGAATTTGGAGAAGAATGGCACGAACTTCGTTTTAGCCCATTTTATGAAGATGATGATGAGGTAATTGCGAGCTTTGTTCAAGATGAAATGGATGATGAAGCATTTTATTATATATCAAAAGAATTAAGTGCAGACGATGACCTATTGTGGGCTGATAGTATAGATGACGCAAAGCAACAAATCGAAGAAATGCTAATTGAGCATTGGAAAGATGAGATTGAATATTTAGAGGACAGATTAAAGGAATTTCAAGAAAAAAATAAACGGAGGAAAAGTAATGCAAGTTGAATTAAAAGTGAACGGTAAAACCGTTCACGCTGAAATATCAGAAGAACAAGCTAAAATATTGGGATTGATTGAGGATAAGCCTAAAACAGGATATGAGAGAAGAGAAGAATGTAACAATAAGAAGTATTATTTTGTCAATACTATAGATTTAGTAATAGAAAATGAGAATACCGTCCTATTTGACCAAAATCGTTATGATGTAGGCAATTATTACAGCGATAAAACCATTGCTGAGAACAATGCAAGAGCTGATAGGTTATTGCGTTGTTTAAGACAGTGGCAGGCACAAAATGACAAGGTTATTTCTGTGTCTGATTGGAAAAATGATAAAATCAATAAATATTGTTTTGCATATAATTATAGTTTAAATGAATTAAACATAGGAATAGAACGGAAATTAAGACGACCGAATGCTATATATTTCTCAACATCCCAAAAAGCAGAGGAAGCTATTGAAGTATTCAAAGATGAACTGCTATGGTATTTTACCGAGTATGTTCAGCGATTAGATGAGGCGCAAAATGGTTAAAGAACAATTATGTTGGACGTGCCAGAATGCTTGCGGATGGTGTTCGTGGAGTAGTTGCTTTCAGCCTGTTGAGGGTTGGACCGCTGTAAAGGTACACCGCAAGACGTATGATTCGTATAGGATAACAAAGTGTCCGGAATATGTACCGGATAAAGCAAGCAATTCTGAAAACAAGAAAAAGACACGAGTAACCAACAAAGAATTAGATACAATGAAAAGATTAAGAGGTGATGGTCTATCATATTTTGAAATAGCAAAGATTGTGGACAGAAACCCTGACGTGGTTAGGGTGAATTTGGTGAGGTGTTGATATGGATAAAACAGCGAAGAAGTTAAAGCAGAAACGCAGAGCCGAAAGCCGTTCGCGCTCTAAGCGTGGAATATACGAAGATTTCAACAGCAATAAGAACAAAAGAATCGTTTTGAATAATGACAATGACGACAAAAGGCGTTGGCTTGAAAGATGTCAAAAGCAGGCGAAAACAGTAATTAACCCCATTGTCGATTGGAATGATGAAAACATAAAGGACTATATCCAAAGTGAAAAGATAGACCTAAACCCATTATACTGCGAGGGTTTCAAGAGAGTTGGTTGTGTGGGGTTGTCCTATGGCGGGAAAACATAGATATGTTGAATTTCGCAGGTATCCAACATACGAAAAAGCATATATACACGCATTTGACCGAATGCTTGAAACAAGAAAAGCAAACGGCAAAGAGGGGACATGGCAAACAGGATATGATGTGTTTAGGTGGTGGTTGGATGAGGACTTCAACCAATACGAAATCGGAGAGGAATTTTATCAAAATGAGGAGTGATAACAAATGTCAAAAAAGAAAATTAAAATCGGTGCTATAAGATATTATAAATGTACAGAAGTGTGACAACCATACTTGTTATTGGTTAACTACAAACGGATTAAAATGGTTAGGACGACAACTTAATATAGTTATAAAAGAAGATGGAAAGGAGAATTAAAATGATTTGTAACTGCAAAAAATGCGTATTCCATAAAGGAGAAACAGAGTGCCTATTACCGAAAAGCGAAAATTTTCAAGTTACGATGAATGACAGAGTAATATCGTGTCTTAATAATATTAAAGACGAAAACGACTTGTCGGCAGAAGGTAAAAAAAAATTGAAAAGTGTCCGGAGTATGTACCGGATAAGAAAGCATAGGGGGAATTGATTTGACGATTAAAGAATGTAAAGAATGGCTTTCGAGAGCGAGAAAGACGGACGAGGAGATTAACGCATTGATTTTGGAGCAGGAGAGAGCATTGACAAACGCAACAAGCACTGTGGCTCAGTCGGGCAGTGAAAAGGTGCAGACGTCAAACGTGAATACTTCGGAGAATAAGTTCATAAGCTATGCCGCTTATTCCGAATTGATAGATAAACGCATTGACAGACTGTACGAGATTAAAAAAGAGATTTTGGAAAACGTGAATAAACTCGACGACGCAACACTTCGGACACTGTTAATTTTACGCTATTTGAATTTTCAAACATGGGAAATGATTGCTTGTAAAATGAATTACGGGTACAGACATATTTTGCGTTTGCACGGTAACGCACTGATTGAAATTAAGAATGTCATTGAATGTCACATTGAACCTGTGATATAGTATATCATGAAATAAGTAACATAAGCGGTGTATCATCGTGAGATGATGGGTGAATATCTCGTGTGATTGGTGGGAGTGGAGATATTAAAAAAACGGCAGATTGTATGTGTTAATCATATGCAGTCTGTTTTTATTTGGAGGAAATATGGATTTAAACGATATTAAGGATAAAGCCGAGAATGTTTACGGCGGAGAAAATACAACTGAATATAAAGAATTTGAAGATAAATTTAAACCGAAGAAAACGACTGATGATTGTTATACACCTGATAATATTTACGAAACGGTTGCGGATTATGTTGCAACACGATTTAAAGTGGACCGTAACAAGTTTGTACGTCCTTTTTATCCGGGTGGAGATTACGAGAAGTATAATTATATGTCTGATAATATTGTTGTGGATAATCCGCCATTTTCAATATTGGCACAGATAGTGAAATGGTATCAATCGCAAGGGATAAAATTTTTCTTGTTTGCACCGGGTTTAACTATTATTGGATTAACACGACACGCAAATATAATCTGCGTAGGGTATACCGCGACATATGAAAACGGCGCAAAAGTTAATACATCGTTTGTAACAAATATGACAGATAATCTGATTGAAAGTAGTAGCAAATTATATAAGCGTTTAGAAAATGCAGATAAAGAAAATTTGCGAAAAATAAAAAAACAATTACCTAAGTATACTTATCCTGATAACATATTGACAGCATGCAGAATGAATACACTTTCGCGATATGGTGTTGATTTTGCGATAAAGCGAGAAAATGGATATTTTATGCGTGATTTAGATAGTCAGCGAAAATTCAAAAAAAGCATTTTCGGTAACGGTTATTTAATATCGGGCAAAAAAGCTGCAGAACTTAAAGCTGCAGAACTTAAAGCTGCAGAACTTAAAGCTGCAGAACATGTTTGGGAGCTGTCGGAACGAGAGAAAGAAATCATAAAGACTTTGAAATGAAAAATAAAAAAAGAAGTGGAAAGGTGAAAACAATGTTCGAAAGAATAAAGGCATATTGGCAAAAACGAAGATACGAACGAGAACGCAAGAAGTTCATACGCAAATGGAACGAGGATAATAAAAATTGGTGCGAGTGTCGACATAAACGCAAAGCGTTTAAACGTGCAATGATAAAAAACGGTTATACGATGTAATCAAACAGAAAATGTGAAAGTGAGGTGATAAGAGTGACTGAAAAGCAAAAGCTGTTTTGTGAAGAATATTTGATTGATTTGAACGCAACGCAAGCGGCGTTAAGAGCGGGATATTCGGAAAAGACAGCGTATTCGATTGGAAATGAAAACTTGAAGAAACCTGAAATTCAAGAATACATACAAAAACGGCTGAAAGAGAAAGAGGACGCTCTTATTGCCAAACAAGATGAGGTATTGAAAACGCTTACGGCTGTTATGCGACGTGAGAAACCCGAAACGGTTGTTGTGACGTGCAAAGCACGTAAATCACACTATGACAACAAGGGCAAGAAAGTCACTGACGAGGCGGAGCAACCGATATGCGTTGAAATACCGACAAAGGTGTCTGACGTAAACAAAGCGGCGGAAATGTTGGGTAAATACTACGCATTGTTCACAGACAAATTAAACGTTGACGGTGATATGGACTACAGCATTAAGATTGATTACGGTGGTGAGGACGAATGAACAAAGTAACAGTACCGTTCAATCCGATATTCAAACCTGTACATCAATGTAAAAAGCGTTATGTTGTAATGAAAGGCAGTGCCGGAAGTGGCAAGAGCGTTGATACTGCACAACTGTACATATTGCGTTTAATGCGTGACAAGGGACGTAATCTTGTATGTGTGAGAAAGTCCGATATAACAAACCGTGACAGTACGTTTGCGGAGCTTGAAAGTGCCATAAACCGTATGGGCGTTGGCAGAGCGTGGCGAGTTACGCAAAGTCCGTTGTCGTTCACCTGTATAAACGGCAACAAGATTATATTTCGTGGTGTAAACGATAACAAGCAACGTGAAAAGCTGAAATCAATCACATTTGCAAACGGTAAATTGACAGATGTATGGATTGAAGAGGCTACGGAGCTTGTGCAACAGGATTTTGAAATTATAGATGACCGTTTGAGAGGTGAACTCCCCGACGGTCTTTTTTATCAGATAAAATTGACATTTAACCCTGTATCGTCAAGTCACTGGATAAAGAAAGTGTTTTTCGATATACAGGACGATAACGTCTTAACGCATCAAAGCACATATTTAACAAACCGATTTTGTGATGAGGCGTATCGACAACGTATGTTACGACGTAAAGAGGTTGACCCTGAGGGCTACAGGATTTACGGCTTGGGCGAATGGGGCGAAACAGGCGGATTGATATTCTCAAATTATCGCATTGAGGAATTTGAAACAGATATGAGCCGTTTTGACGCTATGGCGATAGGACAGGACTTCGGCTTTAATCACGCAAATGCTATATTGACGTTAGGCTATAAGGACGGCGATATTTACGTTTGTAATGAACTGTATGTACACGAAATGGATACGACCGAAATTATCACTAAGGCTGACGGTAAGTTCAGTAAAAGTCTTGCAATGTGGTGCGACAGTGCAGAGCCGGACCGTATAAAAATGTGGCGAAAGGCAGGCTATCGAGCAAGGGCAGTTGTTAAAAATCCGAACAGCATACAATCGCAGATTGACTGGTTAAAAGGCAGAAAGATACATATTCATCCGTCTTGCGTGAATGTAATCAAAGAGATACAGCAATGGCGTTGGCGAGTTGATGAAAAGTCGGGCGAATATACGGACGAACCTGTCAATGTATTTGATGACGCAATGGCGGCACTGAGATACGGCGTTGAGAGTTGGCGCAAGGATAAGAAAGCTAAAATCTATTCAAGAGAGGAGTACGGAATATGATAATTGATGAAGATATAGTCGCAGGCGGTGTGACACCGTTTATCATAACGAAATTGATTGAACGACACGAGCGAGAGCGACAGAGATACCGATTATTGCACGATTACTATATGGGCGACCACCGCATTTTAAACCGCAGAAAAAGGGGCAAAAACGTGGCAAACAACCGCATAATGTGTAATCACGCAAAGTACATAACGGATATGACACAGAGTTATCTTGTCGGCAATCCTGTAACGTATGCGGTGTCGGACGAATACGATATTGAGGCAATCAAAAACGAATATTTGGAACAGGATATGCCGAGTGTTGACAGTGAAATTGTAAAGAATATGAGCATTTACGGCAAAGCATATGAACTGATTTATGCAGACGAAAAAAGCAAGCCGAGAAGTGTCCGATTGGATCCGGAGCATACATTTGTATGTTACTCACAGTCGGCATTTGAAAAGCCGTTGTTTGCGGTGTATTACTACAAGAAATACGACCTTGACGGCTACTGCACAGGCAGTATTTGTCGTGTGTATGACGAATCGTTTATATATACATACACAGGTCTTGACAGCTATACGGCATTGTCATTGCAAAATGTTGAACCACATTACTTTTTCGATGTGCCGATTATTGAATACAGAAATAATACGGAAATGCAGGGCGATTTTGAACAGTTGATAACACAGATTGACGCATACAATGTGTTGATGTCAGATAGAATTAATGACAAAGAGCAATTTGTTAATTCGCTGTTGTTTTTGTGTAACTGCGACCTTGACACCGAACAGGCAAAAAAATTATTGGTAGAACGCATTTTGATGGGTGACGGCGACGCAAAAGCGGAGTATCTGTCAAAGGTGCTGAACGAGGCTGATACAAAGGTGTTGCGTGACGACATCAAGGACGATATACACCGTCTGTCACACGTTCCCGATTTGTCGGACGAAAGTTTCGGCAACAATTTGTCGGGTGTGGCGATAAAGTATAAGCTGTTGGGATTTGAACAGCACGTCAAGAACAAAGAACGTAATTTTGCTAAGACATTAAGAAAACGTTTAGAGATTTACAACAATTTCTTAGTGACATTAAACGCAATGAAAGAAGTGCCGTCGCACAGAGTTGATATAGGATTTACATATAACTTGCCTGCAAACGAACTTGAAATAGCACAGATGATTAATTACCTCAAAGGTCTTGCGTCTGACGAAACATTATTAGAGCGTTTGCCATTCATCACAGACGCAAAGGAAGAAGTTGAAATTGCACGCAGAGAGCAAGCGGAAAAGTCCGCCGAAGATATGCGTATCGCAGAAATTTCGGCAAGGAAAGTAAACTACAATGAAGAGTAAGGCATATTGGGTAAAACGTGCCGTTGAAGTTGAAACATATTTACAATCGCAAGCGGACAGCGTTAAGGACGGTGTAATTAAGGCATATGAGCGAGCAATCAAGAATGTAAACAATGATATTGAGAAAACGTTTAAAGCCTATATTTCAACCGATATACCCGAAAAAGAGGCACGTCGGCTGATGAGTATAGCCGACAGCGACAAACAGTACGAAGAACTGCTTGAACTGTACGACGAAACAGACGACAAGACAGTCAAAAAGGAAATTCTAAACCGCATAAATGCACAGGCATATGGTGCGAGAATTAGCCGATTAGAGGGACTGAAACGTAATGTATATATTTACTTTAGGCACGTTGCAAACGAGGCTATAAAGGAGCAAAAGAAACTGTATGACAGTGCGGTAAAGACGGCGTATTATACGAATATTTTTGATACCGCACAAGGTTTAAACTGCGGTATTGATTTTCCACTTGTACCGCAAAAGGCGGTTAATAAAGTGTTAAGTGAGCCGTGGCACGGTCACAACTACAGCGAGAGAGTGTGGATACATAACGACAGATTTATACAGGCAGTCGGACAGACGATTGAGGACGGTATAATCAGCGGTCACAGTGTAAGCCGTATGACCGACAAGCTGATTGATTACGTCAAAGATACTGCACCGGGTGGAATACGAACATCAGCCGAAACGCTTGTGAGGAGCGAAACGGCGCATTTTATGAACCAAGGTCAAAAGATGGCGTATGAGGAAATCGGTATAAAACAGTATCGTTTTGTTGCGGCACTGTCTGAATTGACGTGTGACAGGTGCGGAAGTCTTGACGGTAGCGTGTTTGATACCGACAAAGCCGTTGAGGGCGAAAACTTCCCACCGATACACCCACGTTGTCGGTGTGTTACGATTATGGCAGACGTGAATTTGACAAGTCGTATTGCACGCGATCCGCTCACTGGCGAAAATTACAAGGTTGACGGAAGTATGACGTTTGACGAATGGAAAAACAGTTTGTCGGACGAACAGAAAAATGCGTTAAAATATGTTGCAAATAGTGAAAAACGTGGTATAATAAAGGTAGATAAAGATACATTGAAAGTATCTACGGGCGGAAGAAGAAACGAGAAAAATCTTTCACAGGAACAAATAGACAGCATTAAAGATTATGCGGTTTCTTTGGGTATGCCAAGAGAACGTATTTATTATGTTGATTATGATTGTACAGCATATGGCTCTTTAGCGGACGTTTTACGAATTGGAACTGATGTATATCCGTCAGAGAAAAAGCAATCCAATCCAAACAGTAATGTTTCTATGAAAGGTGCCATAGCTCACGAAATAATCGGACACCGTGCGGCATTTTTGAACGGAAAGACGCAAAGTGATGATATTTTAGAAGAAGTGTAGGCGAGTTTGAGGGCGGCAATATTAACACCCAATTTATCAAACAGCGAAAGAATGGTACTCGCAAGGGACGGGGTATATAGATTACATAAAACGGGTAAAAAATTAAAAGACGTACGAAATTTATTGTATTTGGAGTGATAGTTATGTGTGAAATAATAAATGTTCAAAAAATAAACAATCAATTTATTGTGGATTGCACTCCGTGCAAGGAAGATTTTACGAATGCGAAACTATTGCAAATCATCAATAAGCATAAGCAAGTATATACGACAAAAGAGTTTAAAGTTGAAAAAACAAGAGGGTGCTTTTCAAAAGGTGGCTCACCGTGGATTGTACTACAAAATATTCCTGATGGTTTTGTGGATAAAGGCAATGAGATAATTTTCAGATAAAAATAACTAAATATACGCAAAAGCACGTTTTCGGACGTGCTTTTTTGATACACTGAAAGGCGGTGATAGTGTGAGAGTAGGCACAACATACACATAGAAGAAAGGAATGGTGATCCGATTATCTCCCTGTTAGACGTGGGGTTATACGTCTTATTTTTATACAATTTTTCAGAAAGGAATGATTTGAATGGCAGATACAGCAGAGCAAACAGAAAATCAAGAGCAAGAGAAGTCCACAGAGCAGAAGTCCACAGAGCAGAAGTCAACCGAACAAAAAGACGGCGACAATCAAAAGGCGATTGACGAAGCGATAGCTAAGGCGAAAGCGGAGTGGGAAAAGGAACTTGAGCAAAAGCTAAAGGACGCTGAAAACGAGGGCATGAGAAAAGCCAAGTTGACAAACGAGCAAAGAAAAAAAGAGGACGACGACAAGGAACGAGAAGAATTTGAAAAAGCAAAGGCAGAGTTTGAACGTGAAAAAATCGTTGCATATGCCGAAACGGAACTTGCCAAAGTCGGACTGTCCGCCGAGATTGCAAAGTACATCATAGCAGAGGACAAGGATAGCACAAAGGCGGTTATTGACAAGATAAAAGAAAGCTATGACAAAGATGTACAAGCAGGTGTTACCGAGCGTTTAAAGGGAAAAACACCGAATTTAAACGGTGGCAGTGGCGGTCACAACACAGGCAGTTTTATGGACATAATCAGAGAAAATCAGAGATAAGGAGTGAAATAAATGGGTTATTTGAAAAATGAATTGACAGGCTTTGTGCCTGTCGAGCAAGCAACAGACATCATCAAAATGGTGACAAGGGGTTCAAGTGTTTTAAGAATGGCGAAAGTCGAGGAAATGAAACACGAGAAAAAGAAGTTTAACGTACTTACAGACGGTCCGGGTGCTTACTGGGTCGGTGAGGGTGAAAGAATTAAGACAAGCGGTGCTACTTGGATTCACCCTGAAATCGAGGCTAAGAAGTTAGCCGTTATTATTCCGGTAACAAAAGAAAAGTTGGAAGATACGACTATCAGCGTATTTGAAGAACTAAAGCCAGAAATCGCAGAGGCATTCTACAGAGCGATTGACGCGGCGTGCATTTTCGGTACAAATTCACCGTTCAAGACAAACATTATGAACGCTATCGACAGTAAGCATATGGTTGTTACAGACAACGCAAATATTGATATTGCTATGTCTGACGCAATGTCGATGATTGAAGAAAACGGCTATGACCCGTCGGGATTTATCGGTCGTATCGGTGTTAAGAATATGCTGAGAAAATTGCGTGACGCAAACGGCGCACCTGCATATGTCAACGGTACAACAGGCGGTGAGCTGTACGGTCAGCCTATCGAATTTGTGCGCAACGGTGCGTGGGACAACAAACGTGCCGATATTATCACAGGTAACTTCAAGTATGCCGTTGTCGGTATGCGTGCAGGTATCAATTACGAAATTCTTACCGAGGCTACACTACAAGGCACTCTTGACAGTGACGGTAAACCGCTATCACTTGCGGAGCAGGATATGGTTGCAATCAAAGCTACTATGCGTTTAGGTTTCCTTGTGGTTAAGGACGACGCATTTGCCGCATTTAAGAACGGTGTTCCGACACTTGGCGAATTGACAGTTGAATCGGTTGCAGGAACAACAGGCAACACTGTTATTACAGTATCGCCAAAGCCTATCGGCGGTCACAAGTTGGTTTACAAGGCTGCCGCAAGCACCGCTCCAAGTGTTGCGTATGACGACGATTTGTCGAAGTGGACAGAGTTTAACAACGGTGACGAAATCACTGCGACAAACGGTCACAAGATTACAGTTGCGGAAGTTACCGCAGACGGCAAAGCGAGAAAGTCGGGCAGTGCCGACGTTGTAAGCGGTGAATAATATGGAGCATTTAGGGACACTGAAAATGTTGTTAGGAATAAAGGACGACGAGCAAGACGGCTTGTTGTCCTTTTTGATTAACGACACAATTAATATGATTATGTCTTACTGTCATATTGAGGTTTTGCCCCGTCAGCTTGAAAGTCTTGTTCCGAAGATTGCGGCGGATATGTATAGAATAAAAGGCTACGGGGACAGTAAAAGTCCCGAAGTAGTCAAGAGCGTAAGCGAGGGCGAACGTTCCGTAACATATGCCGAAAATGATAATGATGAGATTTTCAGCAATTATTATAAACGTCTTGACCCGTTCCGCAAACGAAAGGGGCGTGTTCCGAGTGATGTCGGTATTCAGTAGGTTTTATAATAAAGACGTCATAATTGCAGAATACGAGATTGACGACTATACAGGCAAAGCTGAAAAGACGGTATTATCCGAAATCAAAGCCGATATACAACCGTACAGTGGTGGCAGAGCAAGAGAAGAATACGGTCTTGATATAGAATGTCAAATGCGTATGTTCTGTGATATGTCGGACGATGTAAATGTCGGCAGTAAGGTTGAATATGACGGCGATATATACGATATAACATATGTGCAGAAATGGGACAGCGGTTTGGTAGCAATGCTTGAGAGGAGTAGGCTGAAATGAATTTTTCAATCGAGGGGATAGACGACGTTGTTGACAAGCTGACACAGTATGCGTCGGGCGATAAAATACAGCGAGGTTTGGCAATGGCGGGTGAAGTCGTAAGAGCGCACGCAGTGGCAAACTGTCCTGTTGCAACAGGACGTTTAAAGGGCAGTATCGTAAGCCAAGTGGACGGTGACAGTGTTGCAATCGGTCCGACTGCCGATTACGGTATTTATGTCGAATTTGGCACAGGCTCAAAGGGAGACAAATCTGTTTCGCATACGTCAAAAAGACACTGGACGTATTACAGTGGCGGTCGATTTTACACAACGTCGGGTCAAGCACCTAAGCCGTTCCTCGTACCTGCACTGAAAAATAACATCAGCGAGATAATCGCTAAGTTTAAGGAGGTGTATAACTCGTGAAACGAGTTATAGCGAGCAAATACGAAGTATTTGTGTTAGCGTAGGGAGGGTGATACGGTGTTTGATATTGGCTTGGAATTGCGGGACATTTTAAAGCAGATAGACGGTGTAAGTGTATGTTTTGCTTATCCCGATAATTTTAATAAATTGCCTGCAATAGCATATTACACGCTAACGGACAAAGGCTCAATGTCATATGACAATACGGTCGTTACGAATGATACGACTGTTCAGATTGATATTTACGCCGATTATCCGCAAACGTGTTTTGAATTGTCTGAGAGGGTATATAAATTGTTGACTGATCATGAATATTATCACGAAATGACAATGGACGTACCCAATCCCGACGATAAAAGTATAAAACATAGGACAATGAGATTTACGAAAGTAGTAGAAAGGAATGATTGATTTATGGCAAATACAGCAAAAAGAAAACCACTACCTACAATAGGTGTGGACAAGTACACATTTTTCGCAGTTTTAACAGACACATCAGAGGGCGCAACATATGGTGATCCGTACAATTTAAGAGGTACAGTCGAAATTGCACCGACAGACGCAGGCGGCAGTGATGTTTTTGACGCCGATAACGGTGCGTATGAAACATCAAACTACATTGAAAAATTAGGTCACGACATCACAAATGCCGATATTCCACCGGAAGTTGATTCAATGTGGCGTGGACTGACACAAAAAGACGGTGTAGTAGAGGTCGGCAACGATACAAAAACCGTTTATTTCGGTGTTGCGTGGAGAATTATGAAATCCGACGGCTCATACCGTTATGTAAGATATTACAAGGGTTCGTACAGCTTTGCGTCAAACGTAGGCGGCAAAACAAAAGCGTCAAGCGGTGCGCCTGAAAAGCAAACCGCAAAGGCTACATACACAGCCGTACAACGTGATTTTGACAACAACTATTACGCATACTTTGACGAAAGCGATTTGCCGGAGGGCGTTACAAAGACAGAACTTGAGGAAAACTGGTTTAAGGATATGAACTACTATCCAGTGAAGAAAGCACTGTAAAATAAACGTAATTTGACATTATATGAGGTATAGTGTAGAATAAAAATAGGCTGAAAAGCCTTGATATATGGGGAGCGGTGGCGGCTCTGTTTCGGAAAGGAAATATTATGAGTGAAACCACAATACAACTTGTATTGATTTTGCTTATTGTATGGATATTAAAGAAATAACCGCCCTAACGCAATAGGACGGTTATTTGGGTAGAAAATATTTTCTACACTAAATATAAACTAATGTATTAGAAACGGCTGTTTACCGTTCCTCTTATATCTAAATTATAACACAATAAAAAATGTATGTCAAGCACGCATATAGCGTGCTTTTTGTATGCAATGAATTAGGAGGAATATTATGCAACACACATTAACATTTAAACACGATAATAAAAAATACGTTTCAAAGCCATTCGACTTTGAGGCAATGTGTATTATTAATGACGCACATAACGATGAAAATAAAAACGGACCGTTAAACATCTGCCGAGAGGCGGTGGACTATATGTTCGAGGGAACGGACGCAACGCAGGATATTATTGATGCCATTGATGTAGGCACACATTCAAGACTATGTATGGAATTATGGAAATTCTATATAGACGCGTTGACAACAAAAAACGAGTAAAGGGCAGTAATTCCTCAAAAAGCCAACCACTGCGTACTTTGTATGCAGATTGGTTTAGGCAAAGAGGGTTATTGCCGAATGTAATATCAAAGCAAAATCCGTTTGTTTTGTTTAAAATGATAGACGATTTGGAAGATGATACGGAAGAGGTCTATACAGGAAACGACCCGTATTTAAAAATGTTTTATGGAATGTAGTGAGGTGATTTGTAGTGGCTGACGCGGCGGAATTAGTAGTAAGAATAAGAGGTGACGCGTCCGACTTAGAGGCGACAATTAGCAGTGTTGAAAGCGAATTGTCAAAATTGGAGCAGACGCAAAGCAAAAATAATAATACGAGTACAAAAGGTCTTACGGCATATAAAAAGCAAATGCAGGACGCACAAACTACCTTGCAAACAAGCCGTACGGCATTGACGAATACAAAAAAAGCGTATGAGGATAACGTCAAGTCTGTAAATAAAAATGTTACGGCACTGAAAGCACAGAAAACGGAATTAGATAAACAAATTTCTTTGCGTTCAAATGAAAAACGGTTGCTTACAGAGGCGAACAAAAGTCTTGACAAAAACAGTGTTGCATACAAAGACAACCAAAAGGCATTGAATTGGGTAAATACCGAGATTGAGGCATACAAAAAGCAAAGTCAAAGTATATCCGATTCTATTCGTACGCAAGAGGCGGCATTGTCGGGAAGTAAAAAGGCATATACCGACGCACAAGCAACCGTCAAAAAAGCAACAGAGCAATACGAGGAATATGAGAAAGGCTTAAAAGCCGCTGAACGTGCAGATGAGGCGCAGAACCTACAGAATACAGGTAAGCGGTGGAAAGAAGTCGGTGAGGGCATAGATACTGTAACTAAGCCGTTACAGTATGCGGCGACTGCACTTGCCGCGGGAGGTGTCGCAAGTGCCAAGTTTGCGATAGATTTTGAGGACAATTTCGCAAATGTAAAGAAAACCGTTGACGGTACACCCGAACAGCTTGAAAAGATTAGGCAAGAAATTATAGATATGACGACTGTCGGAATAAACGGACATTCTGCCATTCCTGAAACAACGGCAGAATTAACCGAACTTGCGGCGGCAGGCGGTCAGTTGGGTATTACGACTGATAATATCGTCGATTTTACCGAAGTAATGGCGCAAATGGGTTCAGCCACAAACCTTGTCGGCGAAGAGGGTGCCGCAACATTGGCACGTTTTCAGAATGTTATGGGTGTCGGTCAAAACGAAATCCGTAATATCGGCAGTGCAATCGTCGATTTGGGTAACCACAGTGCGACAACAGAATCAGAGATTGCGGCAATGGCATTGCGTATGGGTAAATACGGTTCATCTGTACGAATGTCGGCGGCGGACGTGTTGGGTTATTCTGCCGCACTATCATCATTAGGCATTGAGGCACAAATGGGCGGTAGTGCGATAGGTCGTACGTGGCTATCCATAGAAACAGCCGTTGCAAGCGGCGGAGAGGGCTTGACGAAATTCGCAAAGTATAGCGGTAAAAGTGCGGAAGAGTTTAAAAAGCAGTGGAATACTGACAGCTCCGGTGCATTTAACGGACTGTTAAAAGGCTTGCAGTCTGCCGAGAACTTAACATTGGCATTGGACGATTTGGGTATAAACAATACGCAGGACATTCAAGCAATGATGGCATTAGTCAACGGTTATGATTTAGTAACAGAGAGTGTCAATCGTTCAAACACCGCATACAAAGAAAATACGGCACTACAAGAAGAATTTGACAGAAAAGCCGAAACAACTGCGTCACAGTTGTCAGTTACCAAAAACAATATTGTTGAGGCGGCAAGAAGTATCGGCGAAACAATGTTGCCGTCAATAAAAGACGCAAGCACCACAGTAGCTAATTTCGCAAAAGGTTTGTCGCAAATGGACGACGAACAAAAACGTGCTGTTGTTAATACCGGTGCTACGGTCATTGCTTTAGGTGCATTGTCAAAAGTCGGTGTCGGAGTGATTAAGGGTGCAGGCGATTTTGTTGAGGGATTAGGAGTAATCAGCGATAAATTGCCTATTATAGCAGACGCAACGTCAGCGATAAAAGTATCGACTGCGGGGTTAGGCAGTTCATTTTCTGCATTAGCGCCGATATTCGGTGCAGTATTAGCGCCTGCGGCGGTTGTTGCAGGGTATAAGGTTATTGCCGACCACGTTACAGAGGCTATTGAAAACAACGCAAAATTGGGTCAAAGCTACAAGGAGTTATATTCTCAGTGGCAAGACGCAGACAACCAAGTTTCGCATTTGGAAAATCTGCGAAGTGAATACGAAAAACTAAACGAATCAATCAACAGCGGTACATTAAATCCCGAAGAACTCGAAAGCGCTAAAAACCGCATAAACGACATTATGCAGGAAATCAAGGCGACTACAAATGATGATACCATAAAATTAATGATTGATACGGGCGAATTTGACACCGCACTTGCAATGGCGGTATCAAACGCACAAGACAGTGCAAATGAAATCAAAGACGCATTGGATTTAACATCAGGCAAAAAGGCACAAAAGGCAGTATCAGAGGGGTACGACGCACTTCAAAAAGGTAGTTCCTACGGTATGGACTACAAAAATCAAAAAGAAGAAATGAGTCAATGGTTGCAACAAGCAACTGATGTTAAAGAAAAATACCAACAACTGCAAGAAGAAATGACTGCGGCGTATGCAAGCGGTGACAAAGAAAGACGCCAAAAAGCAATACAAGCGAGAGATGCGTTTGTAAATGAAATGACCGACAGTGAATTTTCAAAGGCATATGAAAAAATGCAAGGTCAGAAGTTTTCATTCGGAGAAATGAAAGACGTTCAAAAGCAGGTTGACAATATAAAAGCTGCATATAACGAAATCAGTACAAGCATTGAAAAGATGGACGAACGTGCAAATAACGGTCGTGAATCACTACAAGCTGTAGCGGAAGTGGTTACATCGGAATCTATGAACTTAAACGGTTTCAAGAATATGCAAGAAGTCTTTGAAAGTGGCGGTATTGCAGTTGATAATGTATGCAAACAAATCAAATCAACTATGACTGATTTGGGATTTGAAAATCAAGACATTGCCGCACAAGTGGCACTGTTTAAAAACGGTTTTCAAGACCTACAAGGCGCAATTAATAATAACGCATTGGACGCTGTTGTAAATGATTTTGTCAAACAAGGTAAAGAAATCGGACTAACGTCAGAGGAAATAGTCACGAAAGCCGCATTAATGAAAAACGGTTTTTCTGATATTCAACAGGCTGTAGCGTCGGGTGATGTAAGTGGTTTAGTGAAAGACCTATCAAGTTTAGGTGGCGATTTAGGACTAAGCACAGAGCAAGTTGACGCATTGGCGCACAGTTTGGGATTATTGCCTGAGGATAAACATATTGAAATTGACGCAAGCGGTGATGTGTCTGCAATCGAGAACGCAAAAAATGCTGTCGAGGAAATAAATAACGCAGGCAATGTACAATTACAAGTCAGTGCCGAGGGCGATATTTCTGTATTAGATACGGCTGATTCAAAGCTACAGGAATTAATCAATAACAACCAAGTTACCATAACATTTAATGTAGATACAGGCGGTTTTGATATTAACGATTTGAATGGTAATAAGTTGGGTGAAATCACTGCAACGGGTAAAGTTATATGGACTAACGACAGCACAGAACCCGACAACTATACGGCACCACCCAAAGAGGGCAATGTTACATTTAAGAAGAATAGTGCAGAACCTGACGGCTATCAACCCGAAGACAAATTTGCGACAGTCCATTATACTGTTTCTGTTGAGGGTTCGTCTATAGAGGGACTAAGCGATAAAAGTGCTCCTGCGGCACGTTTTGGCAGTACGGGAACGTTCGTCAAAAAGAAAGTCGCAAAAGGTACGCAGAACTTCGAGGGCGGTTTGGCAATGGTTAATGATGAAAAGGGTATATCTGACCCACGAGAATTAATCGTTGACAAAGGACGTGCATTTATACCACAGGGCAAGGACGTAGTATTGCCGTTGTCAAAGGGTGCAAAGGTGTACACAGCGTCACAAACTAAGGCGATAATGAACGGTATGGGTATACCGCATTACGCAACAGGAAAAGACAATTCGGACGCGTTTACATCAGCCAAGGACGATTGGACGCATTACACCAAAACGCACGCAGTAACGACTGCACAAGAATTAGAGAAGTGGTTAGAATTTCAAGAGAAATTCAAGTCGAATGACAAGGATATTGCCGATATTGAGGAACAAATATTCAGTCTGACACAGAAACGCACGCAGGAGCTAAACAACCTGTCAAAGTCGTACATTGAAGAACGCGCGGCACTGAATGACTGGGACGACAACGGTGACAATCCTATCGACGCATTTGCCCGTATTCGTGACCGCAATATGGCGGAAGTCGAGGCAGGACGTATGACGTGGGAGGACTATACGACAGAAATGTCAAGTATAGGTTCAACGTTATACGAGAATATGACCGAATACAGTCGCGATTGGTTGGAACACCAAGAAAAATACAACGGTATGAGTGCCGCCGATTATATCGCAGGTATCGGCAGAATACAGACGTACACCGAACAAATGTACGCACAGGGTATAATCAGCCACAAAGAATATGTAGAGGCTAAAAACAAGCTGAATGAAGAATATTTAGATAAACGCAAAGAACAGATTGAACAAGAATACAACATATCTAAGGACTACATCAGCGAGCATACATATTTCAACGACTGGCAAGATAACGGCGATAATCCGCTTGATGCCTATAACCGAGTTATGGACAGGCACCGTGAGGAATTGGCGAACGGCGAGTTGACACAGGACGAGTTCGACAAGTATCAAAGTGAATTAGGTTCGGATATGTATTCGGAGCGTGTGGAGCAGTCAAAGAACTGGTTGGAAGAACAACGCAAGTATTACGGTATGACTGATGAAGAATATATCGCCGGTTTAAAACGTATTCAGCAGTATACACAGGAATACTATGATTTGGGGTTAATCAGCCGCAAAGAATACAACGAAAATATGACTGAACTAAATCACGATATGTTCGACCAAGCGGGCGAATCGTTTGACGATATGCTACAGCAACAGCAGGACTACATCAATAAACTGCGTGATGAATTTTCTGCACAGGAACAGGCATTACAGGACAGTTGGACGGTAGAGGACCGCAAGGCTGATATGTCCGAAACACAGGCACAGTTGGATATTTACGCAAATGCAGTAACAGACCGAGGACAACAAAAATACAAGGAACTGCAAGAGCAGATGAAACAACTGCAACGTGACGAAGAACTGTATCAATTACAGGTCAAGAACAATGCCACGATTGAGAAGTTGGAGGCGGAGTATGACGCGTTGGAAAACAGCAAGGCTGATTTCATCAAGTCCATTGCAACCAACATTGACAGTATAGACGTGACGGGTATTGTGGCGGATATAACACAGGAAGTCAGCGGCGGCAATGATAAGATAACCAAGACTTTGGGTGAGATTATAGAGGCTATTAAGGGCATTAAGATTGAACAGCAGAACTATAACAACAACAGTAAAATCACAATCAATACGACTGACAGCGCCGTTTTGGGTAGCTATGTATAATGCGCGGAGGTAGAAAATGCGAAACGGATTTTATTTTAAAAACAAACATTCAAACGATTTCGGCGTGACTGTACAAACACAGTCACGTCCGATTAAACCGGAAATGAAAATACAGACATATGACAGCCCGTATATAGACGGTGAATATGATTTTTCAACGGCAAATGCGTACAACCGTGAATTTTATAAAAACCGTGTATTTAAAATGAATTTGCAAATATCGGCGGCGGATATGTCTGAACTGAACAGCAAAATCACAAAAATCACAACGTGGTTAATGGGGCGTGGTGAGTTGATATTTGACGACACACCCAATGTCAAATGGAAGGCGTCGGTTATTGAAACAATAGATTACAAACCTGAAAACTATGGACGCAAAGCGGTCATTTCGGTGTCGTTCAAGGTGCAGACGTGGGCGGCGTTGGTATTTGATATTTTTGACGGTCCGATATTGGATAGCCAAAACATCAAATTAGATGATGAAATACCAATCGGACCGAATGAATATTACACGATTACAACGGCAGGCGACAGTACAATACATAACACAGGCGACCGCCCTGTCAGACCTGTTTTGCGTGTTACAAACGTCACAAAACCTACAACGATAACCTGTAACGGTATCAGTATTACGGTGTCGGAAAACTGTGTTATTGACTGCGACAAACAGTCGGTAACAGACGTAAACGGCAACAGTATTATGAAAAAAATCAAAGGTAATTTTTTTGAACTGGAAACAGGGGCGAATAGAATAAATTTATCCACGACGGCAACGGTTGAATTTTCATTCTATCCGCAATACGTTTGGAATACAGAAACGGAGGACTTATACAAATGGGACAGATAACATTTATGCGATTGCACGACAGATATACAGACAGTTTTGAAACAGGTGAGGTACTGAACAACGCATACAACGTCAAAGAAACAAGGATATTGAACGATACAGGAAGTATTGAATTTGACTATCCATACGACGAAAAGGCACGTCTAATCAGTCAAAATATGTTGGTTAGCGTAAACGGTCATATATACGAAATCAGCCGAACAACGCGAAATATGAACGGTGTGGATTCACTGCACGTTTACGGTACACCGCATTTTGTGTATGAGGCACAGAAAGCGTTTATACCGACAATCGGCGACAATATCGGTAAAAGTTCAAGATATGTTCTAAAACAAGCGATTGATATTATATCAAAATTCAAAAAGTCTGTAGGTGAGAAGTGTATTTTTCACATTATGACAAATGCCGAGTTGACCGCCAAAGGAATGAAGTGGGTTGCAGATGATGAACTGCTGATTGATTTTTTCTCTACCGACAAAACAAATTTGTGGGACGTTATAAAAACGATAATAGAAAATTTGGGACGTGGCGAGATATTCCACGAAACAACTATCGACAGTAATAACAACATTGTATGTAACATTGCCATTGTTGAACGTATCGGCACAGATAACGGCGTCAGACTGCGTTTAGAAAAGAATATGCAAAGCATATCAATAGAACGCAACGTAAGCGATATGATAACGCGTTTATGGGCGTTCGGAAGTGATGATTTAACAGTCAGCAGTGTAAACGGCGGCAAAGCATATATAGACAGTCCAAACATTGAAAAATACGGAGTACAAGAGGGGTACAAGGACTATAGCGATTATACATCAGCGGCCAAACTGTACCGTAATGCAAAGTGGGAATTTGATGAGGATAACGAGGATAGAATTGACGTACCACAGTTGACAATCAGCGGTAAATTGATTGACCTATCAAAATTAGCTGAATACGGCGACGCTGAAAAGTTGGAGATAGGCGACACGGTCCACGTCTTTGACCTTGATGGGACGGAGTATGTGCAACGAGTAACAGAATACCAAGCGTATCCGTTAGAGCCGAAAGAATCTAATATATCAATCGGGCATATCAGACGTGATTTTTTTATCGAACTATGGCAAACGTCAGAAAAAACAAAGAAATTTGCAAAGTGGCAGACCGCAAATAACAGCGTAAACATTCGCAAAGTGCAAGGAACGGTGAACACAGATCGAAACGAAGTGCAGTCGGATAATAACCTGCTTAAAATAGTGGGTGATTTGCTGACGATAAGCGACGGCGCTAATATCCGTATACGGCTCGGAAATTATAAAGGTGAGTTTGTTTTTATTATTTACGACAAAAAGAACAATCAAGCCGTGTACCTCAATGAAAACGGCGAGGCGGTATTCAGCGGAAGCGTTGACACTAAAAAGGACGCAACTATCGGAAGCTGTCTGTATTTACAGACAACGGAGCTTGTGGGAAATATACAACAGCCTGCAATACGTTTTAAAAATAAAGACGGCGAGGTTATATTTGAAATATCAGTGACAGAGGACGGTTGCTTGCGCTTTATTCCGATATTGGGGACAGGTAAGGTTTTGCTTGGAAATACCGAAGCGGCAAGTAAAGATGATATTCAAAAGTTGCAGAGTGACATCAAGGGTTTAGCAGATAGAATTTCAGCGTTGGAAAAAGCATAAAAATAATAGGTGCCGTTTTGGACACCTATTGTCTTAATTTATTTATTGCTGGAACGACGGATTTTATATAGTAATCATAAGGAATGTACGTTCCGTTTATGATAGGTACATCAGTAAGTACATCTGTATAATCTTTCCTATTGTAAAAATCAGTTCCGGCAAATGTATAAGAACCTAATCCAATATCATCAAGCATTTCTTCGATACTTGAGATAAATATATAATTAACTCCGTCAACCTCATGAGGTGCTAATTCCGGCAATGGTTCAGCCGCGCTAATTGTCGGCACGTCTGTCGGTTCGGGGCAAACAGAAATAGTATTAACCGTAATAGTGTTATCACTGAAACCGACATTAAAACCGCCGACAGCGTCGGCAACGTCACGTAATTTGAAATATGTATTATCGTTGATGTTGTAACCCTCTATCGCCGTTTCTGTACCGTTTACGGCAACAGGGAACGGGTTAGCCGTTACGGCATATTCTACGGCGAAACCTGTCGCGGTCGCACAGATTATACCGCCTGTTATAAAACCTAATATAAATTTTTTCATAGCTTGTAGCCTCCTTTTTGTTTTTAATATATAATAATTTGTGCATTTTGTCAATATTTGTTTGACAATACAGCATTAATATGGTAATATAAAAATAAAAAGAAAAAAATTCTAAAAAACTATTGCTTTTTTTAAGCAGATAGAATATAATATAACGCATGAGATAGGCCTCAACACGCCTCTTCGCAATGCGAATGCGTACCATGTTGAGGCTGCTTTTTTATTTTAGGAGTATTGTATGGAAATAAAAAGACCGACTACAATAGAAGAACAAATAAAAATTTTAGGTGGTAGAAAGTTAGTTATTGAAGATGTTGAATTCGCTCAAAATGTACTTTTATCGGTAAATTATTATAATTTTACTGGTTATTTACATACATATAAAAATGCAGATGACAATTACGAAAACATTTCTTTTAATCAAGCGTATAGAATATATCTATGCGATAGACGTATTAGGTCTACTATATTATACGCGATAGAGAGTATTGAACATAATTTAAAGACGAAAATCGCTTATGTAATAGCGATGAATACCTGTGCAACATCTTACTTAAACAAAGATATTTTCGTGGATGAAGAAGAACACCAAAAACTACTACAAAAATTTGGACAAGCAATAAATAGAAATAGTAAAATACCATTCGTAAAACATCACATAAAGAAATATGACAGAAGATTTCCTATTTGGGTAGCTATTGAAATTTTTACCTTAGGAATGGTGTGGAATTGTTATAAAAATTTAAAGACACCTCTAAAAAAGAAGATTGCATCAAAATTTAATATAGGTTCCGTTTATTTGGAGAGCTGGATTGAATGTATATCTTATTTACGAAATGTATGCGCACACTATATGAGGTTATATAGATTTAAGGTACAGAAGACACCTAAAAAGAGTAAAAAACATAGTATGAATAATATATCTCACTGCATATATGACATTATAAATGTAATGCGTTTTTTAATGCCAAGTAAAGATGAATGGAATAATTACATAATTTCTAATATTGCTCAAATCTTTGAAGAATATAAAGATGTTGTAAGTCCTGAAGATTATGGTTTTCCAAAGGACTGGGAAAAAACTTTAACATTATAATATTGAAATTAAGCACGTCTTACGGCGTGCTTTTTTCGTACCAAAAATGAGGTGACACAATGTACAGACGAATACCACCATAGCACGCTTACGGCGTGTTTTTTTAATGAAAAATCCCAATCGATTACGATTAGAAAGGAATGATAAAATGAAATTAAATTTTAATTTTAGCGGAAAAACGCTGTTAAAGGATTGGTGGAAAACTGTCCGTGATAATTTCACGACAATTCAAACCGACCACAACACACTGTCCGACAAATTGGACACAGAAATAACGCAACGCACCAATGCTGATGTAGGACTGTCGGACCAAATTACGGCAGAGAAAAAGGCGAGGGAAAGTACCGACAATACGTTACAAGGGAATATTGACGCAGAGGCGAAAAACAGGCGGGTCGGTGACAGTGAATTGCGAGAACAAATTTTAACCGAACAGACAAACAGAACAAACGCCGACGATATACTGAACGGCGAGAAAGCTGATAAAACCGATTTGTATGGCAAGGAAACAGATGTTGTCCATACAATAACGCACAGTTTGGAAAAATCAGATTTATCTATAGACATTAACACGTCATACGGTGACGGCACAATAACGATAAACAGTTTGGCGGTGCAGACTAAAATCTTTTTGGACGGGAATTCAGCGATACAAACAGAGCCGATTTCAGCTTCTTTTTCTGCGGAAAAGGGCGAAGAAGGCGAAAAGTGGGTTAATTTGCTCTATGACCAATATACAGGTAAACTCGGATTAGAAGTTACAGAGCAACCCGAAGCGGGAAATGTTGCAAAGATAGCGGTAACATATATGAAAGCCGAAGTTGCCGAAATGTATGCGGGTCAACTGAAGTTTGACGGTATCAAAGATTTGAGAGCATTAAAAACCGATAATAAAAATTCATTTTTGGCGGCGGTCAATGAAATTGCAACAAAACTGACAACTGAAATTTCAGACAGAGAGGACGTAGAATATTCACTGACTGAAAAAATCATTACTGAAATTTCAGACCGACAGGCGGCGGACAACGAGTTGAAAGCAAAAATATCAGATATAAATACAGAACTGACAACGGATAACCTGTTTTATGATTTATCTAAATACGTCAACAGTGACAACACATTAGTCACTGACGACAGCGGTGTACAGTATTTGTCATATTCGGGTTCGTTTGAAAACGGAACGTATTTGTATCACAATTTTGTTGTTGATAATTTCCACCGTAAACCGAAAACGGAAACCACATTAGAATTGACATTCAATGTGGCGTCACGTCATATAGCAGGGGACGGTTGCAACATCGGCGGTTTGAATATAGGTGAAACAGACGTATTGATTACATACACTGATACAACAACAGAAACATTCGGACAGTCATATTACACAGCAACCGATACAGGTGATAAAACAATCACGATAAACGGCACATCAGAAACGTATAAAACAACAAAATTTAAAATTGAAATCCCTGTAAAAAAAGAAATTAAATCAATTTCATTCCGAATTGTATCGGATAACTTTTATACAAACGGTGACCCGACGGGGAATGCGTGTAAACAGAAAACATTAATACAGTCGGCCGTTTGTTATGATGATGAATGTGTGGCGGTATTGCGTGATGATATTAACGCGAATACATCAAAAATTACTGCCAATACAACAAAACTGACAACTGAAATTTCGGACCGACAGGCGGCAGATGACGAATTGAAAGCAAAATTCACTGACCTAAAAACGGTAGCGTTTACAGGTTCATATACTGACCTATCCAACAAGCCTACATCAATGCAAAATCCTAATTCATTGACACTGACAATGAACGGCTCAGCAACGAGCTATAACGGTTCGGCAACGGCAAGCAAGTCGTGGTATGCGCCGACAAGTGCGGGAACGACCGGATATAATTTAATCAGCAACGGAAGCGGTGCTCCGATATGGCAACAACCGCCTTATGCAGTATGCCCCGACAGTCCATCAATAAGCGATAGAAGATTGAGCATTACTAATTTTAAACTACTAACAGGAGTGAGGGTTTTAGTAAGGTTTACTTATCCTTTCGCCGGAACACAAGGTAAAGTTACGCTAAATGTAAATTCAACAGGAGCAAAAGAAGTAAAGCTATTACGAGCAGACGGTTCATATGATGCTATAACTCAATACAATTCTTGGTCGACGAATGAAATTGTTGAATTTGTGTATGATGGTACATACTGGGTAGCACTATCATCTGATAAGCAGTTTGTTTCAGGTAAGCCATCTGTTATAACAGTCGGTTCATCGACGGTGACAAGGTACTGTGACTTTAAATGTTCGGGAACAGATGACGATATAGTTATTCAAAAAGCAATGGACTCTTTAACAGACGGGGGAAAAATTATCCTTTTAGAGGGGACATATAATTTGTCGAGCAGACTTCTGCAAAAGAAGAATGTTGTAATTGAGGGACAAGGTAGGGGTATTACTAAAGTCAACACAAGTTATATTTTTCTTATATCAAACCTTGTGGGTACAAGTCCAACATTACATCTTACAAATATGGATATAAATTTTTTATCCACAAGTAATATTAGTCCTAATGCAGGTGCTTTTAACGATTATGACGTACTGCAAATTGATAATTGTTCAATCAGTTATGCAAACACAATGCACAACACAGATTCAATATTCTTTAATTGTAAAGTGAAGTTAAAGAATAGTAGAATATCTGTAACATTGCCTGCAAAACGCTATGATAACAGCCATCCTTGTTGGTGGATATTTAGAGATTGTACTGCCGAAATTATTGACACAGATATAATATTTCCTACAACAAGTAATAACACACTTAGCAATGGTGTTTTTTACAGGTGTGAGGGTAGTATGGTTGGCGGTTTTATAAAGCATATAGGCACAACTGTTAGTAGCAATCATAGCTATATTGAGGACGACTCTACAATGAATATTATTGGCACACAAATTGAATGTAGGCGATTTAGTCAATCAGAAACGACAACAGGAAACTTTAACAGTCTTGCTAACTGCCGAATTAAGATACTTCAAGCAGAAGGCTATTTTAGTGCATCTCATATTAACCATTGTGACTTGTATATATCGGCGTCAGTGATTTTCTGTGCTTATTGTATGGCATCTAACTGTAAGTTATGGTTTTCGGCGGCGAGTTTGGCTACATTGAAAAATTATTGTTTCTTTGAGGCTTGCTATACAAATCAATCAACTTGGATAGGCACAAATGGTACGGGCACGTCAACAACAGATACTAAGACAGTTTCGGGAATGGCAGCACCGTCATTTAGAAGCGTAAGTTAATATGGAGGAAGACTATGAATATAAGTGAATTTTTTAGAATTACACCTAACAATATAGTACAGTGTGTAAATTATATAGTGACTTTGAAAACGTTAAAGTCAGTAAAATTTTTGGACGAAGGTTTTGATAATCCAGATAACTTTGACCTAACACTTGAGTATTTCTTGGACGAGGAAGAAGTAAACGGTTTTAAAACAAATTATGTTGACAAGCATAAATTGTTAAGTGTTCAGAATGTAGAAGAATTGGACAACCCATATAAATGGGCAGAGGGGATAGTGTTACGCACAGATGACCCATATACTGAATTAGCCGAAATAGTCAAGTATGGCAGTAAAGAAGCATATGAAGCGTCTTTGCCTGAATATACGGACGAGTTTATGCTTGATGTTGATGTGCGATTGTCAATGTTGGAAATGGGAATAACGGAATAGGAGGTATGAAATATGAATCACGGACGTTCATACGGATTGTGTAAGAAGATTGTAGCTGTTGGAAAGATGGGCAAAGAACAAATGCTTGAAAAATTTGATGTGCTTGTCTTATCTGGTGGATTAACAGAAGATGATTACACAGAGTTGGTTGCAGAAATCAATAAAAATTAGGAGGACATTATAGTGGAAACAGAAAATGAAAAAGAGTTATGGGAGAGACTGACTGCGGTAGAACAGTCCACAAAGTCGGCGCACCACCGTTTAGACAGCTTGGACAAGCTGACTGAAAGCGTCCACATCATAGCTACGGAAACTAAAGCAATGCGTGGGGACGTAAATGATATAACCGAACGTGTGGACGAAATAGAAAAACGTCCTACAAAGCGATACGAAACAGTCGTTACCGCCATTATTACGGCAATAGTGGGCGGTTTGATAGGTTATTTTGTTAAAATGTTAGGATTTTAGTATTTTAGGAGGT